ACAAGTCATGAAACAGCTTGAAGAACTCAAACGGAAAATCCCGTTCTCGAAACGGCTGACGGGACAAGATGGCGCGGCGGAAAAATCGAAGCCGCAAGACGAATACGACCGCGACCCGTTTGGATTCAAGCGCAAATAAATGTCGGACAAAAAATAGAAAGGGAGTGTTGAATGTATGCTGACGAACGATATGCTTCTTGGAAAATTAGAAAACGTCTTAAAAGCCATTACGACGACTGACCTTGGCGCGTCTCGTTTAACTCCGGCCAAGCAACAGCTTTTCGTGCGGACGGTTTCCGAAGCCACCCGCATTTTGGATGAAGCGCGTCGGATTGACATGACGAGCCACACGCATGATATTGACCGCATTGCATTCGGTTCACGGATTTTGCAAGCGGCGACGGAAGGAGAAGCCCCGACTGGCGAAGCGAAGCCGGATTTTAGCACGAACAAACTTGAGTCGGTGGAGGTCATTGGCATTTCCGGCATCACCGACTCGACACTCGAGGACAACATCGAACGTGAAGGGTTTGAGGACACGCTGATTCAGTTGATTGCCGAACGTGTCGGTGTAGACCTTGAAGAACTGTTCCTCAACGGCGACAAAGCGAGCAGCGACCCGTTCTTGGCGAAAACGGACGGCTGGCTCAAGAAAGCGGCCAACCTTGTTCAAGGCACGACCGATTTTGATCCGACCAATGTCGAAGCGATGTTTGACGCGATGATTCAGGCTTTGCCGAAAAAATACCTGCGCGACCGTTCACAATGGCGTTTCTATGTGCATTGGGACATTGAAGACGCCTACCGTGACGTCCTCCGGGCTCGCGGCACGGGACTTGGCGACACGGCACAAACGACTGCGACACAATTGGCATACAAAGGAATTGCGGTCGTCGATTCGGCCAACATGCCTGCCGGAACGGCGTTCTTGGTCAATCCGGCGAACCTTGTTTACGGCATCTATCGCGACATTCGCATTGAACCGGATCGCCAACCGAAATTGCGCCGGACGGATTTTGTCACGACCTTGCGTGTTGACTGCCACTTCGAGGACGAAAACGCGGCTGTCGTCGGTAAAGGATACACTGGCTGATGAGGTGAGCAGGGATGAAAACATTAAGAGTGACGAACAAAGGGAAGAAAGCTCGATACCGCCTCGGTGTCGAGTTTCCTCCTAATCAAACTGTCGAAATCACGGTTTCCAATCGTGAATATCTAACCGTGAAAGCGGTGCGGGATTTTGAGGTGGAAATCGTGAGTGAAGGCGACAAAAGCGAAACGGAACGTCGTCACGAAAGTGCCGAACCCACCGAACCTGCCTTGGACGTTCAAAGCATGACGATTGACGAGGTGCTAGAGGCGATTAAAGAAGGCAAGCTGTCCGTTGACGAAGCGTTGTCCCAAGAGAAAGCAGGCAAGAAGCGTTCCACGCTCATCGACAAGCTCGAAGCGTTGAAAGAAGAGTGATAGCCGATGCCATTGTTTGAAAAACCAGTGACCGAGGTGGTGACGCCGCAGGACGTCCTTGATTTGACGGGCGTTTCTGCGGATCACTTTGGATTTCCACCGGACGTTGGCGATCCCGAAACGAAATTGGACAGTTTGTTGTCTACATGGATTGAGCGGATTGCATCACATATCCATGCCAGGCTCAAACGGACTGTTCTTGAAACGGATGACGACTATTTGGCGATTCAAGACGTTTTATTGCGGACTGTCGCCAAAGTTGTCGCGGTCGCCCAACAGCAACGTTCCAGTCCGATTATTCAAATTGACGACTTTGCCGTCTCCATTTTGAATACATCGGACGTCACTAAGGATTTAGGGACAGAATTGCGGCCGTTTATGAAGCAAAGTATTGACGTTTTCCTTTCATCCGATGACTTTGTAGAGGCGTGATAAATATGTTTGATGCTGAAATTAGGATGGACGATTTACGGCGCTTGATTCCACGCATGAGAGCGGCGCTGAACCGTGCAACAGAGTTGACCGCGCTCGAAGTGTGGGGCAATTTGATGGAGTTTTCGCCGCAAGACCATGGACGCTTGGCCGGATCGTGGAAATTGCAAAAACGAAACGCGCGGTTCTATACAGTCGGAACGAACGTGGAATATGCGCTCGTGCAAAACTACGGTTCTGGACCATATACGATTTACCCCCGACGGGCACAAGCGTTGCGGTTTGAAGTGAACGGGGAAGTGGTTTTTGCCAAAAAGGTCAATCACCCGGGAATCAAGCCGAAACGCTTCATTGAGAGATCAATTGCCGCAGCCGAGCGGCGAATTGACGATTTCGTTGAACAGGCGTTGAGGGAAGTGAAATTGATATGATTCAAAGAAAGCCTCTCAAAGACATTCACAAGGAGATTCGGGCGAAGATTCGGGAAGTATTGGAGCAGGCGCCGGAACTCGATGAAATCAAACGGATTGTCTACGGAGAAAAGGTGAGAGTCGGGACGTTGCAAACGCCTGCTATTTGGATTGTGCCGGAGCCGTATGCCCCGAACTTGCTTGGCGGTCACACGGCCGATCACGACATACGGTTCAATTTTGTCGTCCTTGTCAAGGCGAACGACCCCGAAGAAGCGCTTGAGAAAGCACACGACTTGGCGTTGACGGTCTATGACGTACTGATGCAAGACCGGACGCTAGGCGGCACTGTGGCAGATGTACGACCGACACAAATCGACCCTGCCTACGAGATGGGCAATAACACGCAGGTCTGTTGGTCTGCGGTTCAATTTGATTTTCGAGTGAAACGGAGGGAGTAGCATGGCGAAAGTGCCAAAATACATCGGAAAAGGTGAAGGTGGCGCTGGCGTTGCTCAACTGCCGGCGATTTTTTATGACTTGATTGACGACTTGAACGAACTGCGGAACAAACAAATCGCCCTGTTGCAAAAACTTGACGCGGATGCCGGAACAGCGGACACCGACTATGAAGCTACCCTAACCCCTGCACCACTCAAGACCGTCAAAGAGTGAGGTGATGACACATGGCGATTACTCGCTACTTGATGATTGGCGAGGAAACGGAATTCGGGGTGGAAGCGGCGCAATATGCAGAAACACTTGACCCAGAAAGCGTTTCGATCGAGCCTGCCGAAGACGACAAGCTGATTTACGAAGGCATTTCCGGCTTGGATCGCGTGGCGCAATTGGGTGTGTACTCAACAGGCGGCGCGATTACGTTGCCACTTGACGACAAGGCAACGGGCTGGTTTTGGAAGTGGGCGTTAGGCGGCTATGAAGTGACAGGGGACGCCACGACCGGCTATACGCACACGTTCTATCCTGCCCGCAGTGCGCTGATGCCTTCATTTTCGGCGAAAGTCGGGAAGGACATTATGGAGCATGTGTTCCTTGGCAACGTGATTGAGTCGCTTGAATTGGAGATCGAGAACGAATGGGCGCTGCTAACGGTCAACACGTTAGGTGCATCGGACAAACGTGCGCCGTTGGCCACCAACATTCAATTCACGGAAGGGAACGTCTTCACCGCGCCAATGGCGGCGCTTGAAAAAGACGGAACGGATATGAGCGCGTCTGTAAACAGCTTGACGCTGACGGTGGAGACAGGCGCGGACATTGAGAGTGCCCAAGGATTTGGCTCTCGTTTCCCGAAAAAAGCGTTCATGGGTTCGATGGTTGTTACGTTAGAGGTTGCCCTTGGATTCGACAGCGACCAAGAGCTGATCGCCTTTTGGGGCGGCGCGGACGGTCCAAGCACTGACACATTGCAGGAATTCGGATACACGTTGCATCTAGGGAGCAATTTGGACATCATTTTCCCGCGTCTGATTTATACAGCATCGAGCCAACCGGTCGAAGGGCGGGAAGGAATTGTTCAGACAGTAACAGCGCGAGCCTTGTTTGACCAAGCGACAGGAACAGGACCCATTCAGGTGTCGCTGACGAACGACAAGGCATCGTATACAGTCGCATGAGGATAGGCAAAACGCTTATCCTCATCTGTTTTTTAGAAGGACGAAAACAAACGGAATTTGGAGGGAAAACGAATGGCTAAAAAATTGACTGCCGGTGTATTGAACGGAACAGCCTACCAAGAAACGATGACCGTGACGTGGAACGGAGAAGAATTTGAGGTGGATATTCGCCCTCTGAACAACAAAGAGGCACTGGAAGTCGAAGAACTCATGCAAGAAGGCGTGGCAGTGAAAGGAACGCCAACACTGAAAGGCAAGGTGGCACAAACACTTCAATTCGATACAAAAGCCAACCTGCGCGGCCGGAAACGGGCGGCAATCAAAGCCGTGGCATACGGGACGGTTGACCCGATGATTACAGAACAAGTAGTGGAAAACGAGTTCCCGCCGAAGTTGGTTGATGAAATCGCCAACCGAATTTACGAGATCACGGGCATCGGGAACAAACAACAAGTTCAAGAAGCGGTGGAAAACGATGATGATTCCTTTCTTCAGTCGTGAAGGAAGGAATTTTTATTTTCTCGTGAAAGAGTGTGGCGTTTCGCCACTCGACATTCCTTACATGACGCCCTTGCAACAAGAAGTGCTGATTGCACACCATAACAAGATTCAAAAAGAACGCCAAAAAGAAGCGGAGAAACTGCGTAGAAAGCTCCCTTCGCGAGTGCGTTTACGAAAGGGGAGATGATGCATGGCGGAACAAGTCGTTCAAATTGCCATTTCCGGTGTAGATGAAGTGTCCGGTATTTTGAACCGCGTCACCCGAAACGCGGAAAAGGCGTTCCAATCGGTTGAAAGTGCCATCGAATCGGTGCCGGACTTGGACATTCAAGCCGACATGTCTCCTATTGTCCGACTGGAAGGGGCAATTCGAGAACTCACTCAAGCCATCCGTTCCATGCCCTCCCCGAAAGTGGATACGTCTCAGGCAAGGGGCGAACTCAAGAAACTACAAGACGAAGCGGAGAATACGCAGAAATCGCTGAAAGACATTAATTTCGAGCCTGTCCTGTCCGGTATGGCGACAGGCGCAGGCATTTCAGCGGTTGTCGGGAAAGCGTTAGAGAGCGTGAACACGGAGACGAAAATTCGCGTCTCCTTCGACGTTCCTCCCGAGTCTATCCAAGCAGTCAAAGAAGCAACAAACACGGTCAAAGCGTACGGGATTGACGCGGAAAGCGCCCTAGAAGGTGTGCGCCGTCAATTCGCGCTGAATGCTGATGCGAGTGATGCGGCAAACCGGAAAATTGTCGAAGGAGCCGGAGCGATCGCCGCCGCCTATTCGGGAATCGACTTTACGGAGCTCATCCAAGAAGTGAACGAGATTGGCAGCGAACTTGAAATGTCAGACCAGCAAGCGCTTGGGCTTGTCAATTCGCTGTTGCGCATTGGATTTCCGCCTGAACAGCTCGACATCATTTCGGAGTACGGCCAACAATTGAACCGCGCCGGATTTGAGGCGAATGAGATTCAAGCAATTTTCGCCGCAGGGGTCGAAACGGGGACGTGGAACATCGACAACCTGCTTGACGGCCTCAAGGAAGGCCGCATTCGCCTTGCAGAATTCGGGCAGGGTGTGAATGAAACGACGGTCGAACTCTTGAAAGGAACAGGCATCTCCGCGAAGCAGTTGCAGGCATGGGGACAGGCCGTCGCCGCAGGTGGTGAGCGAGGGCGGACGGCTATGCAACAGGTTGCCAAAGCGCTGATGAACGTCGATGATGAAACGAAGCGAAACGCCTTGGGGGTAGCGATTTTCGGTAAACGAAGGTTGTGCCGAAACAAAACCGGGCAAAATCGGTGGAAGCTAAGTGAATCGGCGTGAAGTTGGAGCCGGTTCATATGCCAACACCGAGGTAACGGGGAACACCACCCTGCACCGTAGAGCGTAGGCGGTGAGCGTTAAGGGAGCAATAATCCGCCCAAGAGTGTCCGGCAACCAACATTTGTTGGTTGAAAATGTACGCCGAACCGGGCTGGAATTGACCAGCCGTATCCCGTGAAAGGGTATGAGGGAAACCTCCGGAAGCAGAGGATAAAAAGCCTTTGCGATAACAAATTGACCATGTGGGAAGACCAAGGCGATAACATTGCGGAAACGCTTCTGAACATGAACAAGCACTTGGGTGACGCGAGCAAGAATCAAGACTTGTTCAACCAGACCGTGCAACAAATGAATGCTGACCCGATGGTGCAAATGCAAAATGCGTTCAACGATTTAAACACAGCCCTAGCTCCGGTGTATCGGGGGATTGCTAATGTAGTCAGCAAAGTAGCGGAGTGGATTTCGAATAATCCGAAGCTGGCGGCAACCATCGCGGCGATTGTCACGGTGATTGGCATTATCACCGGACTGTTTTTGACGCTCGCGCCGATTGTGTCTACCATCACTATGGCGATGGGCGTTCTTGGCGTCAGCTTTGGAGCGATTGCGGCGCCGGTGTTGATTGTAATAGGCGTTATCGGAGCGCTTATCGCGATCATCGTTTTGCTATGGAAGAACTGGGATTCGGTCAGTAAGTTTCTGACGAACTCGTGGAACGCAATCAAAAGCGTGGCGCAAACCGTGTTCAGCGCACTTGGAGCGTTCTTTGTGAGTGTATGGGAAGGCATCAAGAGCGTGTCCATCACGGTCTGGAACGCCATCAAATCAGCCTTGTCAACGGCGTGGAACACTATTAAAGCCGTCGCTTCTACCGTTTTTGATGCAATTAAAACAGCGATCTCGAACATTTGGAACACGATTAAAAACGTGACATCGACCGTCTGGAACGCCATCAAGTCGGCGTTGACGGCAACGTGGAACGGCATTAAAAGCGCCGTATCGACAGTATTCAACGCGATCCAGACGGTGATTTCGACCGTGTGGAACGTCATTCGCACCGTGACGACAACGGTCTGGAATGCCATCCGTTCGGCTTTGACTACTGCATGGAACGCGATTAAATCTGCGGTTTCTTCTGTTTTCAATGCAATTCGGAACGTGATTTCAACAGTATGGAACGCCATCCGTTCTGTCACGTCGAGCGTGTGGAATGGTATCAAAAGTGCAATCAGTTCTGTTATCAACAGCATTCGTTCGGGAATTTCAAGCGCGTTCAACAGCATTCGCAATATCATTTCAAGCGTATGGAACGGAGTGAAAAACGCAACATTGCGCGCATGGAACAGCGTGGTTAGCTCGGTGCGTGGCGCAGTAAACAAAGTCATTGACTTTATCAACCGCATGATTAACTCAATCAACAGCGTTCGCATTCCGATTCCGAAGATTCCCGACTGGGTTCCGGTGATTGGCGGACGCGGCGGCGGCTCGATTGGGTTCAATATACCGAACATTCCACGTTTGGCAACAGGTGGTGTCGTTGACGAGCCGACGCTAGCGATTGTCGGTGACGCCGGAGCAGGAAACCCCGAGATTGTGGCGCCGCAACGAATGTTACGAAGCATCATCCGTGAAGAACTGCAAAACAGCGGAGCACAAGGAGCAGAGCAAATACAAGTTGTCGTTCCTGTCGTCTTGGACGGCAGGGAAATTATGCGAGTGG